GGAATAATAATAATTGAAGTTTTGTCAAAATGGTTAATTTTAATTAAATAAAAAAAAAAATAATTAATGAAAATTAATTATTAGCCTTCCTTAATAATATTAAAACATGGTTATGTTTTTAATTATTAAGATTATCTTTTACCATGCTTCATGGAAAAATATCCTGAATATAAATCATATTTTATTAAAGCAAAAGAAGATGGTCGATTTATTATAATGGATAATTCCTTATTTGAAGGATATAATCATACTCACGCGGAATTATTATCTTTTATAGAATTAATCCAACCAGATATTTTTATTGTTCCTGATGTTTGGAATGATAGTGAAAAAACTATTGATAATGCAAAAAATTGGATTGAAAGATTTAATTTACCTAAAACGCGATTAATGGTTGTATTACAAGGTAATACATTTGATGAATTAATTCATATGTACAAAGTTGTAACAGAATTAGGTTATACTCATATTGCTATTAATCATTCAAGTAATGCTTATACAAATTATTATTCTGAATTGCCAATACTTGAAGCACAAATGTTAGGAAGAATAAAATTAGTTGATGAATTAATTAAATCGAATGTTTTAGATAAAACTAATTATCATCATTTATTGGGTTGTTCTGATTGGAAAGAATTTAGTTATTATAAAAATTTAGATTTTATTAAATCTTGTGATACTTCTTCACCTATAATTAATGGTTCTTTAGGTTTAAAATTTAATTTCAATGAAACATATATTAAACCTAAAGAAAAATTGGAGTTTTTTATGGAAAAAGAAAATATATTATATAATATAGATATTATTAGATATAATGTTAATACATTTAGAAAAAATATCTTGGGGTAGCGTGCTTCCTAAATTTACATATATTTATAGGTATGAAAACAACATTACCTCATATTTATAAACATTATCTAAAACACACTAATAAATTTTATATTGGTAAACATAATGGAAAAAACTCTTCTTATAAAGGAAGTGGGATTGAGTGGAAAAAAGATTTAAAAAAATATGTTAAAAATTTTAAAAAAGAAATACAAACAGATATATTAGAATATGTTGATGATATTTCTAAATTAAATAAACGTGAAGTTTATTGGTTAAATAAATTTGATGTTGTTAATAATCCTTTATTTTATAATAAAACAAATAAATCTTATGGTGTTTGCAAAACAGAAGAACATACTAAATTAAAACAAAGTTTAGCTTCTCCTAAGAGAAAATCAATTTTACAATACGATTTAGAAGGAAATTTTATAAAAGAATGGAATTGTATGAATGATGCTTCTAAAAAATTAAAAATAAGTGTTGGTGATTTAACAAACGTATGTAAAAATAGACAAAAAACAGCAGGAAAATTTCAATGGTTCTACTATTATGATGGTTATTCTTTAAAAATACAAAAAATAAAACCTTATAAAAAAACTGAAGAATTTAAATTAAATCAAAGTATAATTTTAAAAAACAAACCTAAACCTAAGGGTTTTGGAAAACATAGATATAAAGCAATTCTTCAATTAGATAAAAATAACAATATTATAAAAGAATATAATAGTATTAGAGAAGCTTGCTCTCAGTTTGGTGAAAATGTAACTAAAATAGAGAGTAATATAGGTTCTTGTGTTAATAATAAACAAAAAACAGCATATGGTTATGTTTGGAAATTTAAAGAAGAATAAATTAGAATATTATCTTGAAAAAGATTTGAGTTTGCAAGAAGAAGATATTATATTTAATATAAATAAATTTAAACAATTTATAGGAAGATAATTATGAAAGATGAAACTTTATTATCATTGTTTGATTATCTAAAGAAAGCAGGCGGTATGGAATTAGGTAGAGAAGTTTATGAAGCTGCTGTTAAAAAGAAAATTGAAAAAACATTACAAACACGAGATGTTAGTAATAAAAAATATACCGGAAAGGTAATGTTATACCCAAGATGGTTTTTAGATGAATATTTTAAAGGTGGTGATTCTCTTGATGATGATTTACCATTTTGATTATTATAAAATAAAGGTTTGAAGCTTCATAACCTGTAAATACCGAAGCAAAATTTAAATAATTATTTTATGTCAAACACAAAAATCGCTATTTTGTCGCTAAGCGCAGGTATGGATAGCACAAGTTTATTAATGCATTTATTGGTAGAAGGTTACCAAGTTAAATGTGTAAGCTTCAATTATGGTCAGCGCCATTCATTAGAGCTCCAAAGAGGAACAGAATTAATTGAATATCTTAAAACAAAAGGATATGAAATTGAAAGAACTATTATTGATTTATCAATTTTAGGAACACTATTCAATTCAGGATTAATAGGTAAAGATGCCAAACCTATAATAGGCCATTACAGTTTAGAATCTCAAAAAGGAACTGTAGTTCCAAATAGGAATGCTATATTTGCTTCTATTACTTATGGGTATGCATTATCTCAAGCTAAAGAACACAACACTGAATCATTAATAGCTTTAGGGACACATCAGGGAGACTATAAAATTGATAAAGAAACAGGAATCGCAACGGGGCAATACCCAGATTGCTCTGAAGAATTTAAATTAGCTTTAGAACATGCATTTAAAATAGGAAATTGGGATAGTGATAAAGTATCATATTATGCTCCATACAATATTACTGATAAAACAGGAGTATTAAAAGATGGAATAGAAAATTGTGAAAAATTAGGTTTAGATTGGAAAGAAATATATAAGCGTACTAACACTAGTTATGCTCCAACAGAAGATGGAAAAGCACATGGTTATACGGGTGCTGATGTTGAAAGAGTAATTTCATTTCATTCTTTAGGATTAATTGACCCTGTAGAATATGTTGATGGTTGGGAAAAAACTTTAGAATACGCATTAGAAGAGGAAGAAAAATATAATTCAAAATAAAGGAACAAAGCAATGGTTGTTTTAAATGTAATGAAAAAAGAATATATTTGTTAGACTTTCATCATTTAGATCCAACTCAAAAAGATTTTCAAATATCTAATGGTAGTTCAAAGGGATGGAACAATGTATTAAAAGAAATAGATAAATGTATATTATTATGTAAAAATTGCCATAGTGAGTTCCATTACTTGGAAAAACAAAATGGAATAAAAATTGAAGATTATTTAAAAACTTTAAAAAATCATAATAATGAGTAAAATAGATCCAAATAAATTATTAATATCAAGTGATTTCTATAGTGTACAAGGTGAAGGGATATCTTCTGGTATTCCTTCGTACTTTGTACGATTAGGAAATTGTAATCTTACTTGTGGTATGAGTAGATTATTCGCTAATAAATTAATGAAAGAAAAATCATTAGAAGATGGTGAAATATTCAAAGGTGACTTAGAATTAGAAGGTAAAGCAACTTGGACTTGTGATAGTACATCTCAATGGTTATGGAGAGGTGAAGATAAAGATTTTCAATATTTAATTGATAGATGGAAAGAACAAGGAATATATGAACAAATAAAAGATGGTACTATTCATATTATTTGGACTGGTGGTGAACCTACAATTAAAGGACATCAAGAAGCTATTGTTAATTTTACTAAATATTTGTTATTAAATGATCCTAAGTGTACCAATGGTATAACAATAGATGACTATAATATAAAACAAGAAGGAGTTTTTAAGGTTAGAGCCATCAAAAGTTTATATTATGAAATAGAAACTAATGGAACTGTTTATATAGAAGATGATTTATTTAAAATGACAGATCAAATCAACTGCAGTCCTAAGTTATCAAATTCAGGTTTATCAGCAAAACAACGTATAATTCCAGGAGCTATAAAACGTATAATGGAACATGCAAATTACCAATTTAAATTCGTTATTTCAACGGAAGATGATGTTAAGGAAATATTTAGTGATTTTATAGAACCATTCAATATACCGCTTAAAAATGTAATTTGTATGCCTGGAATGGATAGTCAAGAACAATTTCATGAACGTACACAATTTGTATTAGAAATGGCTAAGAAATATAAATTTAGAGGCCTTACTCGATTACATATATCGGCTTGGGATAAAACGTTAAACGTATAATTATGAAAATAGAGTTCTTTTATTTTGGAGATGAACATACATGGAGTTTACTTCCTACTTTACAATCATGGAGAAATGATTTTAGAGAACTTAATATGGGTGATAATTATGCAATAGTAATTCGTTTTTTAAATAAATGTGTAGGAATAAATATAAAATTAAAATAAAATAAAATTATGCAAGAATTAGACAAGTATTTAGAAGTATTTCATCTAATAATAGATGATTTAAAAGAATTATCATTTGTAACACCAGATGGTTCATCAAATGTTAAATTAGGTGGTTCATTAATTTTAAAATTACATGGACTTAATTTCTCTCGTAAATCAGATGATTTAGATGTTATAATAAATAATCCAACAGATAAACAAAAAGATTATATAAAAGCAATATCTAACTTCAGAGTAGATGAAACTGCTTATTTTAGTACTACTAATTATAAATTTAAAAAAGATGATTTATATCTTAATATATTAATATCAAATCAACCCCAAAATGAAGGTTGCCTTAAATATAAATGGTGTCAAAATTATTATGATATTAATTCAATTAATGAAGTAATAAGAGCTAAAGTTACTTATGGAAGATCCAAAGATATTACTGATTTGTTATTACTTAAAAATGAAAACTTTAATTTAAAATAAAAATGGAATTATTAAAAAAATCGAACGGTAATTTACCTCGTACTAAAGAAGAAACAGAACAAATGATTGTTAAAGCTGCTGAGGCTTATGGGCAATTTTTAAATGCTGTTGGTTTTGATTATATGTCTGATAGACAAACTGTTGATACACCTAAAAGAGTAGCAAAGGCTTGGATTAAAGATTTAATAATAGGTTCTATAACTGAAGAACCAGAAATAACAGTATTTCCTAATGATGAAAGTTATGATGGGTTAGTAATTCAAAGTGGAATCCCTATTGTTAGTATGTGTGCACATCATAATTTACCTTTTAATGGTTTTGCTACAGTAGCTTATGTACCTAGTGAGCATGTAATAGGATTAAGTAAATTAAATAGAATAACAGAATGGTTTGCTAGACGTCCTCAAATGCAAGAATCATTAACAACACAAATACATAATTATATTGCTGAAAAAATGGATTGTAAATCAGTAGCGGTTAGTATATCTTGTAAACATACTTGTTGTTCTCATAGAGGAATAAAACATGCTTCTGTAATGACTACTAATAAATTTAGTGGTGTGTTTATGGAAAATGATAATTTAATTCGTGAAGAATTTCTTCACGCCATTTCATTAAACGGAGCTAAATTTTAAAAATATGCAACAAAAAGAATCAAAAACAAATAAACATTTCTATAATAGTATAGCTAAATCTATATTTAGAATAATAGCCTTTGGTATATTATTTAAAGGAGATATAGAAATGGCTTCTGCTATATTAATAGGAGCTGAATTATTAGGAATTATTGAAGAATTTTAAATTAAAATAATAAATATGAAAACACCAAAAGTACCTTTTGTAAAGGAAGTAGCAAAATTTAATAAAAAAATGGGTAAGGAATGGCAGAATAGAGATATTCCTACTATTAATGAAGCTGATGCTGATTTTGTAATTAATTTTATTCAAGAAGAATTAGATGAATTAAAAGAGGCAGTAAAAGATAAAGATATTGTAGGAATATTAGATGCTTTATTAGACATTACTTATGTAGGATTAGGTAATGGAGCTTTAGTATTCGGTTTATCAGATAAAATTTTACCAGGATATGCTGAAGTTCAAGCTTCAAATTTATCTAAAATATGTCAAACAGAAGAAGAAGCAATTGAAACTGTTAGAGTACGTTCAGAACAACAAGGTGAACCTTGTCATTATAAAAAGGTAGGCAGTGGTTATGTAGCATATAGAACTAGAGATACTAAGGTAATGAAGTCTATAAAATATTTTTCACCTAATTTGAAACAATTCTTTAATGAAGAAGAATTAAATATAAAATAATATGTATCAAGCTGCTTTTTATGATAGATCAACATATACATATCATATAAGAGATGATAAAGAATCATGGCAATCTTTTAAATATACTCCTGAGTTATATAAAATTTCACCAAATGGTTCTTTAAATACTCTAGATGGTAAAAGAGCTAATCCTACAACTAAGTATGATTGGAAGGATAATTCATTGTACGAATATGATGTTGATAAAATAACACGTGTATTAATTGATTTATATAAAGATAGTGATGATACACCTAATTATCATAATGTAGTTTATTTTGATATTGAATGTGAAATTGGGGGAACATTAACACCAGAATATATTAAGTCAGCTCCAATGAAGATGACTTCTATTGCTTTATATGATGATACTTCTAAGAAATATTATTGTCTTGTATTAGATGAAAAGCAACAAATAAATAGTTTTGCTAATGTTGATAAAGAAGTTAGAACGTATAAAACAGAAGCAGAAATGTTATCTGATTTCCTTAACTTATGGGAAGAAATAGATCCAACTATAATTTCAGGATGGAATAGTGGATTTTTTGACGTTCCTTACATGTATTATAGATTATGTAATGTTTTAGGAAAAAATGAAGCTTTAAGATTATCACCTTTACGTAAATTTAATTTTACTGAATGGGATATATCTCAACCAATTGAAATAGGAGGTATTAATCATCTTGATTATATGTTATTGTTTAAAAAATATATAACAAAACAAGAACCTTCATATAAGTTAGGAGATATTGGTGAAAAATATGTAAAATTAGGAAAAATAGATTATGAAGGTTCACTTGATAAATTATTTAAAGATGATATAAATAAATTTATTGAATATAATATTCGTGACGTTGAAATTATTATTGAATTAGAGAAAAAATTAAAATTTATAGATTTAACCGTTATATTATGTCATTTATGTCATGTACCATATGAAAAAATTTATTTATCTACTACTTTAAATGATGGAGCTATATTAACTTATCTTAAACGTCAAGATATAGTTTCCATGAATAAACCAACTACAGTTAATCCAAGATTAAAAGATAGTAATAATGATGATTATGCTGGAGGATATTTAAAAGATCCTGTTCCTGGTTTATATGAATGGGTTATTGATTTGGATTTTACTTCATTATATCCTTCTATTATTCGTTCCTTAAATATGGGGATAGAAACTTTAATAGGTCGTATTGTAAATAATGGAAAATATGATAATCAATGGACTTATGGTGAATTAATAAAAATGAATTCAGGTGATTTAATATCTATTGAAAAATTAAATCAAGATTATACTACATCTAGAACACAAGTATCTGTTGGGATGTTATTGAATTTAATAAATAAAAACAAATGGATTACATCAGCATCTGGAGCTATATTTAGGACTGACAAATCATCAGTTGTATGTGAAGTATTAACAGATTGGTTTAATAAACGTGTTGAATATAAAAATTTAATGAAAGCTGCATATAAAGCAGGTGATAAAGAAAAAGGTGAGTTTTATGATAGAAGACAACACGCATATAAAATTAAATTAAATGACGTTTATGGTTGTTATGCTATAAATGGGTGGCGTTATACAGATGGTCATAAGATGATTTCATCTGCAATTACGTTAACTGGACAACGACTTTTACAAGAAAGTATAAAAAATATGAATGAATATATAACTAATGAAATAAAAAATACACCTAAAGGTTGTGGTAATTATAAAAATAAGAAATAGCGTTGGCTGGTTAGTGTAATTTTAATATATTTATTAGTATGATACATATATATTATTTAGAAAAAGACAACCAACCAATTTATGTAGGATATACTAATAACCCAAAGCATAGGGAAAATTCTCATAAACAAAAATATGGTAATATAAAGTTAATAATAATAGATGAAGCTAATGAATATAATAAAAAACAATTAGAAACATTTTATATTAATTTCTTTAAAGAAAATGGATATATTTTATTAAATAAAAATGAAGGTGGTGGTGGTCCTAAAAATCATACTCAAGAAAGTATAAATAAAATAAAAAACAATAGACCTAAACCTAAACCACGTTCTACAACTTGGTGTGATGAAAGTAGAAAAAAACAAAGTAAAATTTTAAAAGGTAAACCAAAACCTAAAGGATTTGGAGATATGATGAGAATGGTTAGAATAGGTAAACCAAAACCCAAAGAAATGGGCGAAAAACTTAGTTTATCTTTAAAAGGTAAACCTAAAAAAGGTTCATATAAACCTATTAACCAATATGATTTACAAGATAATTTTATCCAAGAATGGCCTAGTATAAATCATGCTGCTGAATGTACTAATAGTAATTCTTCTACTATATCTAAAGTATGTAGGGGTATATTTAAACAAACAAATAATTTTATTTGGAAATATAAAGAATAAAAATGAATGATTATATAATAACTAGCGACACAGATTCATTATTTATACATGTTAAAGAATTACTTGTTCATCGTTTTCCTGATTTAGATTTAAACGATAAAGATAAAGTAATTCCGTTAATATTAGAAATAGCAGCAGAATTACAAGATGCTGCTAATGAATTTATTGGTAAATTTGCAATGGAATATTTCAATATTCCTGATGATAGACAACATTTTTTCCAACTAAAACAAGAAGTAGTAATTGAAAGAAGTTATCATTCAGGAAAACGTAGATATGCTATGTTAATCGTTAATAAGGAAGGTGTTGATACTGAAGAAATGATAATGATGGGTTTAGATTTAATGAAATCTAATATGCCTCCTTTATATAAAAACTTTGGAAAATCATTATTAAATGATATAATGATAGGAAAACCTAAAACAGAAATTGATAAAAAAATAGTTACTTTTAAGAAATCATTAGATGTAATGCCTTGGGCTGATATAGCAAGACCAACAGGTGTTAAACAAATAGGTTCATATATAGCAAAAAGACCAACATCCGGTGAAATATTTAGTGAATTTAAAATAAAAACGCCTGTAAATACTCGTGCTGCTGTTGTATATAATGATTTAATTAAATTTAAACAATTAGATAAAAAATATACATTATTTACAGAAGGAGATAAAATGAAATATGTATCTTTAAAACCAAATCCTTTTAATATAGATGTTATAGGTTTCAATGGTTATAACGATCCAGAATTTATTATAGATTTTATTGATAAATATATTGATAGAGAAGATGCATTTAATTCAATTTTATTAAATAAGTTAACAGGAATGTATGAAGATTTAGGATGGGGACATGATTTTCCCGTTTTAAATGAGAAAATTAACCGATTTTTTAGTTTTTAATATTTATGAATATATTATAAAAATTTAAAATTATGTAGCAATGATTAACTTTATATTTAACCCAGAACGTCTTAGAGTAGATACTGAAATTAAAATAATCGAACAGGATGGAACAGAACTAATAGTTCCTGTAATAATAACGGTTAAAATAGATAAGTTTAATGAAAAGCAACAAAATTATATATATAAAATAGTTTATAATTTATTTAATAAAAAATTTAATATAGATAAAAGACCTAAACCAAACGTTATAAAAAAACCTTTTTGGAAATTTTGGTAGGCAAAATAAAGGTTATATATTACAAAAGTTATGAAAAATAAAAACATATAATAGTTTATGAAGAAAGCTTATTTAGAATCTGTGATTGATAAATATCACTTAGGAGGTTTAGTTGAACGTGTCAAAATTAATGTAACAGACAAAATATTAACATCAAAGTTTATTTCACAACAAAAGAACTTAGTTGGTGTTTTATATGCACCTAATGTAGATTTACCTGATTGTGAATTTGGAGTGTATGATACATCTCAATTATTAAAATTAATAGGAATTACTAATCAATTTCTTACTCTGGGAATAGAAAGTTCAGGTAAAATAACAAACAAACTATTAATAGCTGATAATGAATTTAATTTAGAATACTCATTAGCTGATACAATGCTAACACCAGCTGTTCCTACTATAAACGAACCTCCATATGAATTAGTAGCTAATATTGATGAAGATTTTGTTGTTAAGTTTCTTAAAGCTAAGAAAGCAATTACTACAGAAGTATTTACAGTCAAACAAATATCTGATGTTGATAAAGAACCAGCATTGGAATTTACATTAGGTGGAACAGAAAGTTATACTAACAAAATTAATTTTTCTATTAAATTAAAAACATCTACTGTACCTGGTCCAATAATAATTTTTCCTATAGAAGAATTTAGTGAAATATTAGCATCTAATAAAAAATTTAAAACGGGTGAATTAAATATAAGTGAAGAAGGTTTATTAAAAGCTGAATTTGAAGATGAAGATGGTGTTAAAGCAACATATATTTTAGTTGGAAAAGATAATTAATAAAGTTTATGGAAAATTATAAAGAAATAGAAGGAGATTTAATAATTCTTGCAAAACAAGGAATGTTTGATGTTATTACACATGGTTGTAATTGTCAATCTGTTATGGGTGGTGGAATAGCACCACAAATGGCTAAAGCTTTTGGTTGTGATAAATTTGAAATGGAATTATGGGGAGCTTCTATAGAAAAATTAGGTTGTATAGATTATCAAACAGTAGTTTTAGGTGAAAATGCAATTTGGAGTTTATGGGATTATAAAAATAATAGAAATGAACCCGAATTAGCTGTTATAAATTCATATACTCAATTTAATTATGGAAAGAACCATATTGATGGAAGTAATAAACCTATAGATTATGAAGCATTAACATTATGTATGCGAAAAATTAATCATATTTTTAAAGGAAAACACATTGGGTTACCACAAATAGGGGCTGGTTTAGCTGGTGGAGACTGGAATAAAATTAAACAAATAATTCAAACAGAATTAAAAGATTGTCAAATAACAATAGTAATATATAAACCAAATTAATAATGAGTAAAATAAAAATTACACCTTTACACAACCATGTTGTAATAAAACAACAAGAAGAAAGCGAAACAATGCATGGGAGATTAATAATTCCGGATGCTGGAAAAGAAAAAGCTATGATGGGAGAAGTTATAGCAGTAGGACCTGGAATAATAAATTTAAATGGACATTTAATTCCAACAACACTTAAAGTAGGACAAATAGTAACATTTCCTGCTTTTGGAGGTCAAAAAATAACAATAAAAGGTGAAGAATATCTCATATATAAAGAACCAGATATATTTGCTCTATTAGAAGAGGAACCGGCTGAAATTCCCAATAGATTACCTAGTGAATTAGTTAATGAGTTAGTTAGCAATACTACTCTTTTAGATAAAAATGCAATAACAACATATACAAACAAATAAATTTATGAGCAAAATAATTTCATTTAATAAAGAAGCAAAAGAAAGATTAAAAACTGGAATAGATAAAGTAAATAAAGCCGTTTCTGTGACTCTTGGACCTTTCGGAAGAAATGTTTTAATTGAAAAAGAATATGGACAAGTAATTTCAACAAAGGATGGAGTATCCGTTGCTAAGACAGTAGTATTAGAAGATCCTATTGAAAATATGGCTGCTACTATAATAAAACAAGCTGCAGATAAAACTGTATCTGCTGCTGGAGATGGTACAACAACATCAACTGTATTAGCTCATTCTATTGCTACACAAGCATTAGAAATGACTTCATATGCTTCAACAAACGCTACTCAAATCAAGCGTGGTATGGAAGAAGCAGTAAAATTAATAGTTGAAGAACTTCAAAAATCATCTGTTAATATTACAGATGAAAAACAAATTAAACAAATAGCCTTAATATCATCTAATGGAGATGAAGAAATAAGCAATCTTGTAACAACAGCTATTGATAAAGTTGGTAGAGATGGGATTGTTACTGTTGAAGAATCACGTACAGGAGAAACATCACTTGAAGTAGTTGAAGGTATGCAATTTGATAGAGGTTATAAATCACCTTATATGGTTACTGATAATAATACTATGAGTGCTATATTAAATGACCCATTAATATTGATAGTAGATGGAAAATTAAATACAGGAAAAGATTTATTAGCAATATTAGAATCTGTATCTCAGGAGAATAAATCATTATTAGTAATAGCAGAAGATTTTGGTGATGAAGTATTGTCAATATTAGTTGTTAACAAAATGAGAGGTATATTAAAAGTAGCTGCTGTTAAAGCACCTGATTTTGGTGAACGTAGAACATTGATTTTAGAAGATATAGCAATGTTAACTGGTGGAGAAGTTGTTTCGTATCAAAAAGGTATGAAATTAGATAAATTTAATAAAGATTGGTTTGGTGAAGCTCGTACAATAACAGTAGGAAAAGATACAACAACCATTGTTGATGGAAAAGGAGAAGTTGAAAAAATTGAATCTCGTATTCTTGAATTAAAATCACAAATAGATAAATCTAATTCACCATATGAAATAGAAAAATTACAAGAACGTTTATCTAAATTAATAGGTGGAGTTGCTATTATCAATGTTGGTGGTGGTACTGAAATTGAGATAAAAGAAAAAAAAGATAGATTAGACGATGCTCTACAAGCAACTAAAGCTGCTTTAGAAGAAGGTATTTTACCGGGTGCTGGAATAGCATTATTATCATCTAGAGAAGTTGCTAAACCTAATAAGGATAATAGTGATTTCGAAAAAGGAAAACAAATAATATATAATGCTTGTGCACAACCATTTAAACAAATATTAATTAATGCTGGAGAAGATGTAGATACTTGGTTTTTAAAATTAATTCATGAAGATAAAAAAGTACCTAATTTAATTACAGGAGAAATAGTAGATGCTTATGAATCAGGTATTATTGACCCTACAAAAGTAGTTAGATGTGCATTAGAAAATGCAGCAGCAGCTGCTGTTACTTTATTAATGACAGAATGTGTTATACATGAAAAACCATCAGATAAGAAAAAAGAAGATCCAATGGATATGATGGGAATGATGTAAAGATAATAAAGGTTGTAGGTGGCGGAATTGGTAGACGCTACTAGAGTAAAATGCCGGAGATCTTCTTGGTGCACCAAGCAATGTCAACTCTTGAGATCATACAGGTTTGAATCCTGTCCTACAGCTGAATTTTTGAAAGGCAAAGAAAATGTTATACATTTATTTATAAAGAAAGTTATGAGTACTGAAAGACAATATGTAAAACTTATTATGGTTTCGGATAAAAATAATAATAAATACTACGAAATGATATATGAAGGTGGTTCTAATTTTACTATTAATTATGGTAGAATTGAATCAACTAAAACTACTCTTCAAAAACCATATTCACAATGGAAGAATATATATAATGAAAAAGTTAAGAAAGGTTATAAAGATATGACTCATACAGTATCTGTAACTGTTGAAGTTAAAAAAGATGATAAACCAGAAGTTATAGCACAAATACAAGATGCTAAAGTAGCTCAATTTTTAACTTTGATGAAAAAATATACTGATGGATTAGTTGCTAAAACATATACCGTTAAAGCTAAAGACGTAACACAATCTCAAGTAGATGAAGCACAAGGATATTTAAATGATTTAATGAAAATTGATAAAAAAGATGTAACTGCTATTAATTCTAAATTATTGGAATTATATATGGTTATTCCTCGTTATATGGGTAAAGTTCAAAATTATTTATTACCTAATATTGATTTAGATAAAACATTACAACAAGAACAGGATAATTTAGATGCTATGTCATTTCAGGTAGCAATGGGAAAACCATCATCTAAAGAAGATAATGTTAAACAAAATAAAGAGTCAAAAACTTTATTAGATGTTTTAGGTATAAAAATGAAAGAAATCAAAAGTAACAGTGATTTAGATTATCTTACAAAACAATTATCTAGAAATAAAATTGAAGCTATCTACGAAGTAGAAAAAGAAGAACATAATAACATATTTGATAAATGGATGGATGGACAAAAAAATAAAGAAACTAGATTCTTATTACATGGAACTAGATGTACATCTGTAATTCCTATTATTGAACAAGGATTAAAAATTCGTCCACAAGGTAACTACCAATTCTCAGGAAAAGTATATGGTGAAGGCTCTTATTTTAGTGAAACTTGTAGTAAATCATTAAATTACACTGGATATGATTCCGATCAAGTATTATTAGTATTTGAAGTTCATGTTGGAAAACCATTTGTTTATGAAGGATGGTATAGAGGAAATCAATTTACTTTAAATTATAAAAATATAAATGAAAGAGGATTTGATAGTACCTTTGTTAAAGCAGGTGGTGGTTTACTAAATACAGAGATTATTACTTATAAAGAAGAACAATCAAGAATAAAATACATAATATGGCTCAAGAGATAAAAATAGGACAAACATATGAAATAGTATCAAATCATGTTAGACATGGTTTTCAAATAGGTGATAAAGTAAAAATATGTAGAAAAGATGCTAGAACTTATGTAGCAGAAAGTGTTTTAGATAAAGATAAGTGGTGGTTTGTTGTTCAAGGAGATTTAAAAGAAATCAAAACAAATAGTGAAGTAAAGAATAAAATAAAAATAGGAGACATGGTAGAAGTTATATCTTCTAAACACGTTCAACATTGGTTAGAAATACCACAAATAGTTGAAGTATTATATGTTAGTAAATATATAACAGTAAAAGGAAAACATAAAGATTCTAATGTGATTATATTTCAAGGGGTATCTATAGAAGATATCAAATTAATAAAAAATAAAACAAATAAAATGACACAAACACCAACACAAAAAATTGAGCAAGTAGCTAAAGATTTAGCTGTAGCTAACAACACAGTAACAACGTTAGAAATTAAAACGGAATTACGTAAACGTTATCCAAACGAAAAATGGTATCAAAGTGATATTTCTGATGTTATGGATGATTTAAATAGCGAAAGTAAATTTAGTTATACTGATAATGGTACTTTTAGAGTATATTCATTAGTATTAAAACCAAAAACAACAACATCTGTATTAAAAACAACAACAACAAAAAATATGTCAACAACAAAATCAACAACTGTACAAAATAAAACAGTTACAAAAATTTCAAGAACTAAAGCTCTTGATTTAATTAAAGAAACAAATGGTAAATTCTTTGGAGTAACATTTACTAAGAAAGATAATACTGAAAGAAAAATGAGATGTAGAACATATCAAGATTCAAAACCTAGTGTTTTAGGTTATGTATTAGTAGTAGATACTGAAGAAGCTAAACCAAAAAGTTTAAATCTACAGACTATTTCTGAATTAAGAATGAATAAAAAGGTATATAAAATATCTTAACCCTAAGTTGTAGGTGGCGGAATTGGATAGACGCTACATCATATATTAGTAGAGGAGACATAAATGCTTCATATATGGTATATCTCATGCAGGTTCGAATCCTGTCCTACAACCAAATTTTAAAAGGCAAAATAAAGTTTATATATTATCAATATGGAAAAAAGAAAAGAACATAGTATTTGGGTAGAAAGATTTAGACCTCAAACACTAAAAGATTACATTTGTAATGCAGAATTAAAAGAAACATTCCAAAAATGGATAGATACAAATGATATTCCGCATTGTATATTTGCTGGGCATGCTGGTATAGGTAAATCAAGTTTAGCTAAATTATTAGTTAAAAACATCAAGTGTGATTATTTATATATAAATGCTTCTGATGAAAATGGTATTGAAACAATTAGAGAAAAAGTAAAATCATTTGCTTCATCTGCTTCTTTTAATCCTTTAAAAATTGTTATTTTGGAGGAAGCTTCATTTTTAACAGGACCAGCGCAAGAAGCTCTCAAGCAGATAATCGAAGATTATTCATTTAATACTCGATTTATATTTACGTGTAATTACTTAAATAAAATAACAGAACCTATTTTATCAAGATGTAAAGGTAATATCTATAAATTCACAGAAACATCTAAAGGAGAAATTGCTAAAAGACTTACTGAAATATTAGATATAGAAAATGTATCATATGATTTACAAGATATTGTTAAATTAATTAACAGTCATTATCCTGATATTAGATCAATGATAGGAGTATTACAAGCTGATACTAAAGATAATAAATTTACTTTAATAACTTTAAATTTAGACTGGGTTGATAAAGCAATTGATGTTTTAAAAAGTAGAGATAAAAAAGCATGGTATACTATTCGTCAATTAGCTGCTGATGCTCAAGTAGAGGATTATCAACCAGTTTATCGTTATTTATTTGATAGTTTAGAAAAATTTAGTTGGGGTCATGATGCTGAAATATCAGTAGTATTAGATGATCACATTTGGAGATCAGCATCTGTAGTTGATAAAGAAATTAATTTTGCAGCTGCTATTAGTAGAATATTAGATATAACTAAAAAACAAGTATTATAATGGAAAAACAATTAAATATAAGTTTAGATAAAACAACGGGAGTTCTTTGTAATAGTTGTGAGCACAATGTTTTTCAGGAAGGTGTTATATTACGTAAAGCATCTAGATTCTTAACGGGCACTACTCAAGATTCATTAATACCAATTCCAGTATTTGCTTGTGCTAAATGTGGAAATGTTAATAGTGAATTTTTACCACTACAATTAAGAAAATTAGATGAAGTGAAAGAGGAAATACCTAAAGAAGAAACTAAAATAATATCTATATCATAATGTTCTGTAAAAAATTAAAAATGAAAAAGCAAGAATTAGAACAAAAAAATGCTATGTTAGAACAGTCATTAGCATTAGCTAATCAAGCTAATTCTGATTTATTTAAAGAAATAACTAATTTAAGAGTTTTTCTTAAAAATAGTCATGATAGAATTAATGTTTTAGAAGAAGAATTGAAACGGAGAGTAGCACAAGATCAAGCTAGTAAACAATTTAATGATAGAGAAAAATACTATTAATTTTAATCACAACTTATATGTAATAATATATTTTCTATGAAATTTATATATTTATTACCAAATAATAATTATGGTAGGAATATATAAGATAACAAGTCCAAGTGGAAAAATTTATATAGGTCAAAGCATTAATATAGAAAAAACATGGAAATATAGATATAAAAATTTAAACGCTTGTAAACGTCAAACCATATTATATAATTCTTTAAAAAAACATGGTTATGAAAATCATACTTTTGAAGTAATTGAGGAATGTAATGAATATAAATTACTAGAACGTGAAACTTATTGGAAAGAATATTACAAAGTTTTAGAAATACCTAGTTTATGTTGTAGAATGGATGGGAGAGGAGGTAAATTAAGTGAAGAAACTAAACAAAAAATAAGCAAAGCTAATAAAGGAAAAACAGGAAAATATTTAAGAAACAATGAATTAAGAAACAATGTTAGTAAATATAAAAGTAAACCTATATATCAATTTTCTTTAGAAGGGGTTTTAATAAATAAATGGGATTCTATAAGCTCGGCTGAAAAAATATTAGGGACAGGTTTAAAAAGTAATTTAAAAAAAGAAACAAAAACATCTAAAGGATATGTTTGGAGTTATAAAAATGAATTTCCAGGATTTATAAAAATTCATGGAAATAATTCAAAAGTTGTTCAATATGATTTAGAAGGTAATTTTATAAAAGAGTGGCTTAGTATGATGGATATACAACGAGAATTAGGATATCCTAACTCTAATATAAGTGCTGTTTGTAGAGGAAAACAAAAAACAGCTTATAGATTTATATGGAAATTTAAATAAAAATAAAAATGAGTAACCAACCCCCCATATTTCGTATATTAAAATATATAATGGTAGATAAAAAAGATTGGAAAGAATTAACTGAAGAAGAGCAAAATTCATTCAATAATTACATGGTTAACCGTTTTCTTTCAATGAATCAAGATTATGTTGAATTAGTAAATATAGTTCAAAAGAATACTTGGCAAATGAAAGCAGAACATCTTTATAATTTATATAAAGATATAATACCTAAGGGATATGTTTTTTCTAAATATATTAAATCTACTACTAAAAAAGAACATAATTGGGAACATATATTTGCTGTAATGAAATATTATGAAGTTAGTAGAAGAGAAGCTAAACAATATATAGAATTACTATCTAAGAAAGAAGTTGAAAAAATCGTCAAACAGATAAATGGAAAATAAAAAGTATATTTGTCACAGTGGAGGATGTTCTGGCTCAGATATGGAGTGGGAAATTCAAGGAAGAGAATACAATATACCTACTATAGCATATTCATTTAAAGGACATATTCAAGAAGGAAAATATGCTAAAATACTCACTGAAGATGAATTATTAGAAGGATGGAAACATGTTCAACTAGTAGAAAAAAGCATAAAACGTCCTTTATATAAAATAAAACATAATACATATGTTAAAAATTTATTATGTAGAAATTGGTTTCAAGTAAAAAATGCTGATGCCATATATGCTATTGGTTCATTAGTTGAAGGAAGTGATAAATTAGTAGATGGAGGAACAGGTTGGGCTGTTCAAATGGCTATAAAAGAACGTAAACCTGTTTGGTTATTTGAACAAAATTTAAATCAATGGTTTTATTTTTATCAAGCTGTAAATAAATTTGTTGAAGTAAATAGTATCCCACTTTTAACAGAAAATTTTGCTGGTATAGGTACTAGACAAATAAATGAAAACGGAAAACAAGCAATTAAAGAAATATATAAACATAATATAAAATGTCTGAATCTATAAAAATATATACTAAAGAGAAACCTAAAATTGAAAAAATAGAAGTGTTACCTCCACCACCAGCACAATCACGTATTGTTGATTACAAACATGATGTAATTATTAAACCAGATGATGCTATTACTGTATCAGTAATGGAAGATTTAAAGTTAAGAGCTGATAGGGGTATTAAAAAATATAACACAACTCTTCAACAAAATAACAAAGATGATTTTATGAACCATCTTTATGAAGAATTACTAGATGCCGCACAATATTGTAAAAAAGAATTATCTTTTACTAAAGAAATTCAAAAAATAATTGATTCTAATCCTAACGATCAAAAATTAGGAGAAATTATTAGAAGTACTTATGGGAAGTAAATTTTAACATATTTATATGGGATAAATGTCCCCTAAATATGAATAATTATTATGTATATTTTCACAAAAATCCTATAACAAAAGAAATTTTCTATGTTGGTATTGGTAATAAAAAAAGAGCATGGAATTTTAAAAACAGAAATATTCATTGGTTAAGATATGTTGGAAAATATGGAAAACCAATAATTGAAATAATAAAAAATAATTTAAATAAAAAAGAAGCATGTCAGTTAGAAATGAAATATATTCAACTTTTAGGAAGAAAAGGGTATGATAAAAATGGAATTTTAGTAAATGTATCATTAGGAGGAGAATATGGAGCTAATGGGTATAAATGGTCTGAAGAAAGAAAAAGAAAATATAGCGAAAGAGTAAAAGAATGGATGTTACAAAATAAAGAAAGTTGGAAAGAAAAACAAAAATTAGGTTTAGAAAAAAGAAATATAGATTATTCTTTTCATAAAAAAGGAATAAAAGGTAAACCCATTAAACAATTTGATTTAAAAAACAATTATATAAATACTTTTCCTTCTGCTAAATACATTAAAGATAATTTAAAAATATCAATAGATGAAGCCTTAGCAGGAAGAGCAAAAACAGCAGGGGGTTATATTTGGGAATATGAAAAAAAAATTAAATGAAATAGAGCTACAAATACAAAAATTTATATCTCCTAATATTAATTTAAAGGATACTAAATTTGTATCGTATTCACAATTTAGTATATATCAACAATGTCCTCATAGGTATAATTTAAAACATATTGAAAAGAAAGAACCATTTATAACTAATATAAATTTAGTATTTGGAACGGCTCTTCATGAAACTTTACAAAAATATATTGAAGTAATATATGGTGAAAGTAAAACTAAAGCTAATAAAATGGATTTAGAAGCTTTATTCCATGAACGATTTAGTGAAACTTATAGAAAAGAATATGAAAATAATAAAGAACATTTCAGTACAGCCTCTCAAATGAGAGAATTTTACGATGACGGAGTAGCAATATTGGAATGGATTAAAAAGAAATGTAATGTATTATTTACTGTTCGTAATGTTAAATTACTAGGTATAGAATTACCTTTAATATCTAAAGTAGCAAATAATATATATTATAAAGCGTATATTGATTTCGCGTTATATGACGAAGATTTAAATAAAGTTTATATATATGATATTAAAACATCTACAAGAGGTTGGAAAGATGAAAAGAAAGATGATATTAAAATAGCTCAAATTCTATTGTATAAAGAATTTTTTTCAAAACAATATGGCTTTGATATCGAAAATATAGAAGTTGAATTTTTCGTTGTTAGAAGAAAGATATACGAGGATTCTGAGTTTACTATTCCAAGAGTGCAAGAATTTAAACCACCTAGTGGAAAAATAAAACGTAAACAAACTATGGATAGTTTTGATTCGTTTTTAAAAGATTGTTTTGATGAAAATGGAAAATATCAAATAAAAACATACAATAAAAATGTAGGTGAGAAAAGTTGTAAGTGGTGTCCATTCCGTGATAAACCTGATTTATGTGATAAAACAAATATATGAAAAAATTAATTATTTTAAGTTTAATAACATTATTAGCAGGAATTTTAGCTTGGTATGAAATTTATTCTTCTGTTTTTCCAAAGTAATATATATTTATATCAAAATATATTATTATGGCAAAAGAAAAAATGCAATTAACAAGTGTTAAAATCCCTGAAGACCTATTCGAAAAATTTAGAATAGCTTGTGTAAAAAACAAATTTAGTATTCAAAAATTGACAGAACGTAGTATGTATCTTTATTTAAGTTCGGATGAATTTAGAAAAGAAATTCATAATCAACTAGATACAAACTTCAGTGGAAGTGTATAACATAATACATGTATTGAATTTGATGGAGAACAACATTTTAAACCTCTTAAAAGATTTGGAGGGGAACAAAATTTTATTTATATTCAAAAAAATGATGAAATAAAAAATAAATATTGTTTAGAAAAAAACATTAAACTAATAAGAATTAAATATAATCAAAATATAATCAAAATATTAGAAAATAATTTATGGAACAAATAAAAAGCATTTCAAAGGAGAATGGTCATCGTCTTAAGAAGAAAATACTTCTTATAGGCGATGACCTTTAGCTACGTATGACAAGTGGGGTCTCTACCATTTTAAGAGAAATAGTTATAGGAACAAGTCACAAATATGATTGGGCTTGTATAGGAGGAGCAATAAATCACCCTGATCAAGGAAAACGTTTAGATTTAACTGAAGATACAAATAAACAAGCCGGTATTACTAATGCTAGTGTTATATTATATCCTTCTAATGGTTATGGTGATTTAATGTTTTTAAAACAAATAATCCAAATTGAAAAACCAGATGTTTTAATGATGATGACTGATCCTCGTTATTACATATGGTTATTTCAGGCTGAACATGAAATAAGAAAAACATTACCTATTGTTTATTTAAATATTTGGGATGATTTACCATATCCAATGTATAATAAACCTTATTATGAATCTTGTGATACTTTATTAGCAATAAGTAAACAAACAGAAAATATTAATAGAGTAGTATTAGGTCCTGAATTAGCTGCTGAAAAAGTTATTAAATATTGTCCCCACGGAGTGAATGAAAACATATTTTTTCCTATAACAACCGAACATCCTGAATATTTAGCATTACAAGAATTTAAGAAAAATTTATATAAAGGTAAAAAATATGATTTTGCTGTTTTATATAATGCTAGAAATATTCGTCGTAAATCTGTTCCTGATTTATTATTAGCTTGGAAAATATTTATAGACAAATTACCAGAAGGACAAGAACATAAATGTGCTTTAGTACTACATACACAAGTAGTAGATGAAAATGGTACTGATTTACAAGCAGTAAAAGAAATGTTATTTGGCAATAATCCAAAATATAATATAATATTTGATGAAAATAAATATCCTTCAAATGTAATGAATTTATTATATAATGCTACTGATTGTACTGCACTTATTAGTAGTAATGAAGGTTGGGGATTATCAATAACAGAAGCAATGATGTGTGGTAAACCAATTATAGCAACTGTAACAGGTGGTATGCAAGATCAAATGCGTTTTGAAGATGATGAAAAAAATTGGATTCAATTTACTGAAGATTTCGGGTCAAACCATAGAGGAAAATATAAAAGTCATGGTAGATGGGCTTATCCAGTATTTCCTTCAAATATTAGTTTAATAGGTTCTGTTCCTACACCTTATATATTTGATGATAGAGTAGATCCAGAAGATGTTGCTACACAAATAGAAAAAGTGTTTTTAATTAAAACATGCAGTAGAGATTGGGATGATATTGGAAAAAAAGCTCGTGAATGGGTAACTTCTGATGAATCGATGATGTCTGCTAGGTGGATGTGTAAGAATGTAATAGATGGGATTGATGAAACATTAGAAAAATGGCAACCAAGACATAGATTCGAATTAATACAGGTTGAAACACCAAAACAACCAAAACATTTTGTAAAAACAGTTATATCTAAATAATATGATAAAAGAATTCAAATTTTATAAAGAAGATAATAGATGGTATGTTTATCTTCCTGAATATCCTGGAGATAAATCCGATTTAGAAATGGTATGTAATGCTGATAAAATGTTAGATTTATATGCTAAAGAAAATAAAGAAGTTATATTACAAGTAGATGAAAATCATTTTTTAAATGCTGATTTATTAGAATATATAAGACCTAATTATACGTTTGGTGGAGCCTATTATTTTATGGAATCTTGTCAAGGAGATATAGTAGTAATAGCTATGTGGTTATGTGGAGTAATGAACTTTATATATGGAAATGAATTACCAAAACAAATTTATGTAAAAATTAAATAATATGAATAAACCATTATTTGTAATAAGTTGCCCTATAGATTGTTATAGTGGATACTCAGCACGTAGTAGAGATATTGCTAAAGCAATTATTAAATCAGAAAAATATGATGTAAAAATAATACCTCAACGATGGGGAAATACTCCTTTTGGTTTTCTTCAATATGATAATCCTGAACATAAATTAATTCTAGATTGTTTATTAAATCAACATCAATTACCTAAACAACCAGATATTTGGATGCAAATAACAGTTCCAAATGAATTTCAACCAATAGGGAAATATAATATTGGTGTAACAGCTGGTATTGAAACTACTATATGTGATCCTAGTTGGATAGAAGGTATAAACAGAATGAATTTAACTTTAGTATCATCTGAACATGCTAAAAAAGTATTTGAAGAATCTACATTTGAACAAAGAGATAAAAATACAGATCAAGTAGTAGGAATAGTTAAATTAGAAAAAGAAATTCAAGTATTGTTTGAAGGGCTTGATACAGATATATATAAACTAACACCTTCCAATAAAAGTGAAATTAGTAATATATTAGATTCTATTGAAGAAACATTTTTATTTGAATTTACTGGTCATTGGTTACAAGGTGACTTAGGACAGGATAGAAAAGATGTTGGAATGTTAGTTAAAACATTTCTTGAAACTTTTAAAGGAAAAGGAATAAAACCGGGATTAGTTTTAAAAACATCTTCTGCTACATATTCAATAATGGATAGAGAAGAAATATTAAATAAAATAAATAAAATTCGTGAGTTTGTAGGTGATGATGGTACTTTACCAAACGTTTATTTATTACATGGTGAATTAACTGATGAAGAGATGAATATATTTTATAATCATCCTAAAATAAAAGTTCATATTTCATTTACAAAAGGAGAAGGTTTTGGTCGTCCATTATTAGAAGCATCTGTTAGTCAAAAACCAATAATAGTACCTCAATATAGTGGATATTTAGATTTTCTTAAATATAGTATACTAATACCAGGACAATTAACACAAATACATCCATCTGCTGTTACTAAAAATATGCTTATACCTGAAAGTAGTTGGTTTACAATTAATTACGGATTAGCAGCTGAAAAAATGGTTGATGTTTATAAAAATTATAAAAATTATACTGATAATGCTAAAAAACAAGCATATCTTTCTCGTACAGAGTTTACATTAGATAAAATGAGTGAAAAATTAATTTCTATATTAGATGAGAAAGCACCTAAACCTCTTAAATTAGTTCTTCCAAAACGAATAGAATTACCAAAAATAAATAAATAAAATGAAAGAAACACTTATTATATGTAATCACTGTGGTGGAAATGCTTGTAGTGAAATATCTAATGAACAAATAACAATATGGAATTGTTTTGGATGTGGTTTTACAAGTAATTCAACATTAACAGAAGAAAAAGTTATTGAAATAGAAAAAACATTACCTGAACTATATAAAGACCTTAAGTTTATAGATATAAGTGGGTATGTATGGTATCCTTTATCAGTAATGATGGATGATAAAGCAATGGTATTTGCAGAAGGAACTACTATTGAAAATTGGAAATGGTCTGCTGTAAAGGCAAAAGACGGAAAAGCAGATATGTCAAGTAAATTTGAATTTGAAAGACAAGATTTCTTAGAAGCTTTGGATTATATCGGATATTTCAATATGGTTAATAAATAAAATTAACTTTGTGATCTTTTTTGTGTTCTCTATAATTTTACAATATTTATAAACGATGGGAAGAATAAAAAAATACTTAACTCCTGAAGAAAAACAAAAATCAAGAGCCGAAGCTTCCAAAAAATATTATTGGAAAAATAAAGAACAAGAAGATGCAAAATCTAAACAACGCTATTATAGGAATTTACAAAATAATAAGTCCTAGCGGAAAGATATACATTGGACAGAGTATTAATATTCATAAAAGATGGAGTGCATATAAAAATATAAAATATGTAAAACAACCTAGAATATCTAACTCTGTATTAAAATATGGTATTGAAAACCATAAATTTGAAATAATTGAAGAATGTTCATTAGAAGATTTAGATACACGAGAAACTTACTGGAAACAACATTATATAAATGTATTAGGATGGAAACAAGTTTTATTTTGTCAATTAATCGATGGAAAAGGTGGACCTAAATCTGAAGAAACTAAATTAAAAATATCTTTAATTAAAAAAGGTTCAAAATTATCTCAAGATGTTTGTATAAAAATGTCTAAATCAAAATTAGGAATATTTAAACATACACAAAAAACTAAAGAAAATATAGGTTTAAAAAATAGTAAACCTAAACCTAAAAACTTTGGTAATAAAATTAAAATAATAAATTCTAAACCAATATTACAATATGACTTAGAAGGAAACTTTATTCAAGAATGGTCTAGTATAACTGATATAAATAAACATTTAAAAATAAGTATAGGATTTATATCTGGTTGCTGTAGTGGTAAATATAGTAAGGCTAAAGGATATGTTTGGAAATTTAAAGTTTGAAAAGGCAAAATAAATTTATTAAATTTTAAAGTTATGAAAAAAGAGCATCAAGATAAATCATATTCTATTCACCAATTTAGAATGAATTCTAAAGAGCGTGAGATTTTAGATAAATTCAAAGAACAAACCAAAAAACACTATGGTGAATATGGTTTATATGAATATATTTTTACTCCTACTGGTGTAGGTACTATGATAGAAGTAAAAAGCTTAAAAAGTAATATCAAAATTGATGTAACAGATTATGAAAGTTGGTAATATGAAAAATAAAGTAAAAGTATAAATGACAGAAATATCATATGCAATAACAGCATGTAATGAACATGTTGAATTAGATAGATTATTAGAACAGCTTTCTAAAAATATTAATTATTCTTATGATGAAATAGTAGTACAGTTAGATACAAATGCTACTAAAGAAGTTAAAGATATAATAGAAAAATATTATTTAAAAACACCAATGATTTCTTTTAAATTTCCATTAAATGGAGATTTTGCTGCATTTAAAAATAATTTAAAAGATCAATGTAATAAAGATTATATTTGTTTTATTGATGCTGATGAATTACTATCAGAAGATTTAATACAAGATTTATCTGAAATTTTAACATTAAATCCTGAAGTAGATTTATTTGGGTTATGCAGAGTAAATAAAGTAGAAGGAATAACTCCTGAACATATTAAAAAATGGGGATGGAATATAGATGAATTAGAACGTATAAATTATCCTGATGTACAATGGCGTATTTGTAAAAATATCCCCGAAATCAAATGGAGAGGAAAAATACATGAACGTTTAATAGGAGCAAGATATGAAATAACTCTACCAGATGATACTATATTACCAAATGATGGTTATCATATAATACATCATAAAACAATAGAAAAACAAGAACAACAAAATAAATTATATTCTTCATTATGATAAAATTACATTTAGGTTGTGGAACAAACCATTTAGAGGAATACGTAAATATTGATATTCGTTATTTACCTGGAGTTGATGAAGTAAATAATATTAAATTTCTTAGAAAATATCAAAATAATTCTATTGATGAAATATATGCTTGCCATGTATTAGAACATTTTGGTAGATGGGAATATAAAGATGTGCTTAGACGTTGGCATGAATTACTAAAACCAGGAGGACAATTACGTTTAGCTGTTCCTAATTTTGCTGCAATAGTTAATCATTATATTGAAAACTCAAATTTAACTGTTTTAAAAGGGTTTTTATATGGTGGACAGGATTATAATGAAAATTTCCATTATAATACTTTTGATTATAGAACATTAGATGAAGATTTATCTAATTTAGGTTTTTCTAAAATAGAAGGATGGGATTGTGAAGATTATAAAGGTGATGATTATAGTAAATCATATTTACCACATATGGACAAAAATGGAACTTTAATGAGTTTAAACATACTAGCAACAAAATGAAACTTTTTATAAAATCATTCGAAGAAAAAATATTTAGAGAAAAATTAGAAGAATTAAAACACTTAGATTTTTCTCTTTTTATTGATGACGTATCTGTAGATATGAGAGATTATTCTTCACTTAATATAATGGTGTTAGTTGAACCAAATGAATATTTTGGTTTACATGATTGGACTATTAAAAATAAACACCGTTTTGATATTATATTTACTTGGAGTGATAAGGTATTAAATAACTGTGATAATGCTATTTATCTACCTTTTGGACACACATGGTTAAAACCAGACCAATATAAAAAACAGCATGAGAAAAAATATGAAATATCACATTTATGTGGTAATTTAAAGAAATCTTATGGTCATATGATGCGCCATGAAATCATGGAGCGTCAAAATGAATTTAAAATTCCTATCAATTTTCATCAAACCATAGGAAATAGATATGATATTGAAGATGCTAGAATAGGAAAAGAAACAGTATTTGGGCAAAGCCAATATGGTATTGTAATTGAAAATTTTCAACATAGAGGTTTCTTTACTGAAAAAATATTGGATTGTTTATTATTAAGAACAATTCCAATTTATTGGGGTGCTCCTGATATTAAAACATTTTTTGATGATAGAGGAATTATACAATTTACTTGTGTTGATGATTTAATAGAAAGAATAGATTATTTTAGAGATTATTATAATTTAGAAGAAATTCAATCAGCTATAGAAAATAATTTTAAATATGCTTTAAGATATGTTAATTTTGAACAAAATGTTGTTAATGAAATAACAAAAATAATAAAATTAAATAATTTAATATGAAAAAAAAAATAATAAAATATGCACCCCATAAATTTGAGGCTTATGGAGAAGAAGAAATTCAAGCAGTTGTAGATTGCCTCAGAACAGGATGGCTTACCGAATATGGAGGTACTCGAGTTAAAGAATTTGAAGAAAAAATAGCTAAAAAATTTGGTAAAAAATATGGTGTGTTTGTAAATAGTGGCTCAAGCGCAAATATGTTAGCTTTAGCTTGTCTTAAATTACCTAAAAATTCAGAAGTAGTAACACCAGCTTGTACTTTTAGTACTACATTAGCGCCTATAATTCAATTAGGTTTAAAACCAGTTTTTGTAGATGTTGGTTTAAATACATATGTTCCTCATTTTTGGGATGTTGTTGAAGCTATTACACCTAATACTAAGGCAATTATAATTCCTAATTTAATAGGAAATAAACCAAATTGGAGTGGGATAAAGCAATTATTAAAAGCTAAAGGTAGAGAAGATATTATATTAATAGAAGATTCTGCTGATACAATAACATTTACAGATGAAAGTGATATATCAACAACTAGTTTTTATGCATCACATATAATAACAGCTGGTGGTTCTGGAGGTATGGTTATGTTTAATAACAAAAAATTAAGAGATATAGCACTACAATTTAGAGATTGGGGTAGAATGGGAGATAATTCCGAATTAATATCTGATAGATTTAATCATATTGTTGATGGTATTCCTTATGACCATAAATTTCTATATGATGTTTTAGGTTATAATTTTAAATCATCGGAAATGAATGCTGCTTTTGGTTTAATACAATTAAAACGTTTTGAACAATTTAAACAAGTAAGAAGAACAAATTTTGAACGTTATAAAAGAAATTTAAAGAATGTAAAAGAGATTCTATTACCTGATGATTCTTTAACTCCTAATTGGTTAGCCATTCCTTTACAAACAGAAAATCGATTAGAGTTATTAATTTTTTTAGAAGAAAATAATATTCAAACAAGAGTCACATTTGCAGGAAACGTTACAAGACACCCTATATATAGAGAATATTTACAACCATTTACTAATTCAGATATAATAATGAAGAATGGATTTTTATTAGGATGTCACCACGGCATGACAGAACATGATGTTGATTATGTAACAGATAAAATAAAAGAATTTTATGGAAAATAAATATAAAACAAAAGAAATTACCTTTAGTAGATGTATAGATGGGTGTGATTTAACTCAATTCATTGAAGATAATTCAGATAAAGATTGGAATACTATATGCGACATAGAAAATAAAATTCAATTATATGGTGATGAAGGTGGTACAATAGGATATATTTTATATGAAGATGAAGGGTCTATATACCATAATCATACAGACCAAAATGAAATCTGGTATCAAGAGATGATAAACAAATTCTACGAAGCATATAATTTAGACAAAAATGAATCAATAACAATTTTATTTATTAAATAATATGATAAAGTCAGTCATAATAACAGGAGCCTTAGGTTTCATAGGTTCATATGTAACAGGGGCTTGCCTAAGTATGGGTTGGTATGTAAAAGGAATAGATAAAATTACATATGCCGCAAATAAAAATTTATTAACAGAATTTAATAAACATCCTAATTTTTCATTTATACAAAGCGATATTAATGATTTAGAATTTTTATATGATTGTGATTATATAATAAATTGTGCAGCTGAAACTCATGTGGGAAATAGTATAGTTAAAAGTGATGATTTTATTCATTCTAATATAGATGGTGTTCATCATTTATTAGAATTAATTAGAAATTTTAGACAAGAAGGAAAAAATGTTCCTACATTATTACATTTCAGTACAGATGAAGTTTATGGAGATATAGGAGAAGGAGAACATATAGAAACAGATATTCTAAAACCAAGCAATCCCTATTCAGCAACAAAAGCTGCTGCTGACTTATTAATTATGGCTTGGGCTAGAACATATAATTTACCTTATATAATAGTTAGACCAACAAATAATTATGGAGCTGGACAATATGTTGAAAAACTTATTCCTAAAGCTTGTAAATATCTAAAATTAGGTAAAAAAATACCTCTTCATAATAATGGAACACCTGTAAGAAATTGGTTACATGCTTCTGATACAGCAGAAGCAATTATAAAAATAATTGAATCAGGAAATAAAAATGAAATATATAACATTTGTGGTGGGTTCGAACTTTCAAATTTGGAGGTCATTAAAAAAATTATTATCTTATATTATAATTTAAAATTTGAAGATGATAGAGAACATATCATATTAAATGAAATAATAAAATATGTTGATTTTTCTTATAATCGTCCTGGGCAAGATATAAGATATGCTTTAAATGATGATAAATTAAGAAAATTAGGTTGGGTGCCTAGAATCAAATTCGATGAAATATTACCTTCTATTATAGAACAAAACAAAAATACATTTATATGGTAACGAAAAGAGCGCTTATTATTACTTGGGAAAAATTTCAAGACCATGAATTAATTTATCCTTATTTTTCTTTAAAAGAACATGGTTATGAAGTGGATATTGTAGCTAATAAAAAAGGAAAAATATTTGGTAGTTTAGGTACACATATGCCTTGTACTATAGAAACAAGTGAATTTGAAACTCAAGGAAATAGGGATTATTATCTTAATAATTATGACTTAATGTTAATACCAGGTGGCGTTAAAGCATTGGAAAAATTAAGACAAGAACAAGGTATTCTTGAGTTTATTAGAGAATGGGATAGATTTGAAAAAACAATACTTTCAGTATGTAATGGAGCTCAATTATTAATCTCAGCTAAAATATTAAAAGGTAGAGTATTATCTGGATATTATTCAATTGATGTTGATATAGAAAATGCTGGTGCTACATATAGTAGAGGTCCTGTTTGTGTAGATGGTAATATTATATCATGTCCACATTATGATTTTATGGGAGAATGGATGGATACAGCATATAAAGTTATTAAAGAAAGAGAACAATATAATGGGTTATAAGAATAAAATAGTAAACAAACCTTGGGGTTATGAATATTTAGTTTATGAAAATGATGATGTTGCTTTATGGTTATTGTATATAGGACCAGATCAAAGTACATCTATGCATTGTCATCCTAAGAAAACAACAGGGTTAGTTGTTTTAAGAGGTGAAGCAGAGATATCGTTTTTAGCTGATAAACGTTCTATAAAAGCATTAGATAAAATAATGATTAGAAGAGGTTTATTTCATTCTACTAAATCTTTATCACCACATGGAACTGTTTTATTTGAAATAGAAACACCTAAAGATAAACATGATTTAGTAAGATTAAATGATAAATATGGTCGTGAATCTCAACCATATGAAGGAGAACAACATGAGGAAGATAAATCTAAATATTGTTTATGGATTGAAGAATCAGAATTAGGAACACCTAATTTATATGAACATGCTGGTTGTAATATGGTTGTTGAAACTATTAATGATATAAATGTTATTATAAATAGACATGATGAAGATTTAATTATGTTTCTAAAAGGAGGGATGGTTAAAGATATAAATGGTATTAAACATTTAGTCACAATTCCAGGTGATGTTGGGTTTGCTAAAATTGTAAAAGAGGTAGCTAAACAATTAGATGGTGTTCAAGAGAATACAATAATATTAATAATAAGTAAAAATATATAAAATGAGTATATTTCCTCCTGGTTTTGAAAATGAGCTAAAAAATGTAGCTGTTGATTTTGATGGTGTAATTCATAATCATGATAAAGGATATCATGATGGTACTTGTTATGGTGACCCTATTCCTGGTTCATTAGATGGTTTAAAACAATTATCTGAAAAATATAAAATAATTATATTTACAGCTAAAGCTAAATCTGATAGACCATTAGTTAATGGAAAAACAGGGACTGAATTAGTTTGGGAATGGTTAGAAAAATATAACATAAAACAATATGTTTCTGAAGTAACATCTGAAAAACCTAGAGCTATTTGTTATATAGATGATAATGCTATTCATTTTATGAATTGGAAACAAGCAATACAAGATGTAGATTTTTTTGATAGATGGTAAAAGTATCTGATTACATATTTGATTTCCTACTCTCAAAAGGAGTAGATACTATTTTTATGGTATCGGGAGGAGCTGCTGCTCATTTAATGAATTCAGTTAAAGAAAAAGGTATCAAATATATTTGTTGTCAACATGAACAAGCATGTGCTATGGCAGCAGAAGGATATGCTCGAATAGCAAATAAACCTGCTTGTGTATTAGTTACAAATGGACCTGGTTCTTCTAATACCATTACAGGTGTATTAGGAGCATATCAAGATTCAATTCCAATGATTATTATTTCAGGACAAGTACCTGTAAATCAAACAATGAGAGCTAATCTTAGTCAGATAAGACAATTAGGGGTACAAGAATGTAATATAATTAGTATGGTAAAAAACATTACTAAATATTCTATACAATTAACATCACCCAATTTTGTTCAAGAACATTTAAATATAGCTTATGATTTAGCAACAACAGGAAGAAAAGGACCTGTTTGGTTAGACGTACCTTTAGATATTCAAAACTCTCAAATAGAAATAAAATATAAAGATATTAATTTTGAACCACAAACACCTAAGGTTTTTGATTATTCAAAAATAATTAATCTTATTGCTAATTCTAAACGTCCATTAATAATAACAGGTAATGGAATACATTTATCTAAATCAGAAGGTTTATTTAATATATTAAAAGATAGATTACAAATACCTGTTATATCAACTTGGACTTCAAAAGACTTAATGTCATTTGATGATCCTTTATTTGTAGGTAATTTTGGTATATTAGGAGAAAGAGCTGCTAATTTTGCTGTTCAAAATGCTGATTTGTTATTAATATTAGGTAGTAGAATGTCTATTCCTAATGTTGGTTATCAATCACATTTATTTTCTCCTAATTCAATTAAAATAATGGTTGATATAGATCAAGAAGAAATGGATAAACCAACTATTAAAATTGATTATCCTATAAATGAGGATCTACATAAATTTATGTCTAAATTATTGGTTACTTTAACTTTAGCTGATACAAAAAGTGATGTTACTCCACTTCCTAGTTTTTATAGTTGGATTAAGAAAACACAAGAATGGAAGAAAAAATATCCTGTTTTTCAATCTGGATATGAAGAAGTCCCAAATAGAAAAAGTATTAATTCATATCATTTTATGGAACTTCTATCTAAAGAGCTAACTAGTAATCATATTATTGTAACGGATATGGGTACAAGTTATACTTGTACAATGCAGGCACTTAAAATGAATGGTAAAAACCGATTATTTACTTCTAGTGCTTGTTGTTCTATGGGTTTTGGATTACCAGGAGCAATAGGAGCTTATTTTGCTGATCCTACTAAAGAAATAATATTAATTGCTGGTGATGGTGGTTTTCAAATGAATATACAAGAATTACAAACTATTGTTCACTATAAAATACCTATTAAAATATTTATTTTTAATTTCTTTAATACCTTCTATTAAATATGTTAATAAGTATTCACTAAAATACATGTCTGGACAAGTACAAATATAATATTCTGTTTTTTGTTCAATACATTCTCTCTGAAAATCTAAATGTCCATATAATTGATCTCCTTCATATATGTGTTGTATATGATTATAATCAACTAATAATTGTGATATTTGTTTATATTTTTCAATAAAAAATTCTTTTGGTATTTTACTTTTTTCCCAATCAAATATGTGTGAAGATAAATTTAAACAGGTTTCAATTGTTATATTTACCTTATCATCAACTAAATAATATTTAGATTTTTTAAATTGACTAAAAGACAATAGACTATAGTCTATATCCCAAGGCATTATATGTTGTATTATTTTAATTTCCATTTTTCAATTTTTGATATACTTCTCTAATACCTTGTCTTAAACCTATATATGTTATCCCACAACCAGCATTATATTTTGATTCATAATCAATACCCGGTTCTACATCAACATAAATAGGAACTTTATGATCATCTAATTCATTTATAAAACTTGCTATTTGTAATAATGAAATACTTTCAATATAAGCACTGTGTCTTTCCTTTATTAAAGCGTCTGGAGGCTTTACTATATGATAATTAACCAATTTAATTAAATCCTTCATATAAAAGAAAGACATATTTTTTTGTTGTAATAAAATAGGTTCTTTATTAATATAACGTTTAATATTTGCTTTAATAAATCGAGTATCTAATTCATTTTCATCAAACAAACCATAAATTATTAAATCATAAAAATTAGGTTGGTCAGATATTGATAAATTAATTGCT